CAAAAGCAGAGGCAATCGCAGCAGTTAGAAATAAAGAATATAATGAAGAATTTGAATATTGGGTAGATTCTCTTGTAGAAGAGGGTTATGACCTTTCTGATTACACTATGGATGAAATGTTTGATATCTATCTTGATGAAGCAGAAGGTTCCTACGGTGCTACTCCAAAAGCAAGAGCAGCAATGAGTAAACTAGCTGCTGCCAGAGCTCGTAAACCTGCAAGTGAGTATTCACAAAAGGGTGAAAAAACTAGAAAAGTAAAGGCAGCAGAAAAGCAAACGAAAAGACAAGATATGCTTTCTAGGGGTCTTTCTGGAGGTAAGAAATCTTCTAGACCTTTTGGTTCTAGAGGTAAGATGGATGCCGATGAGAGAACAGAAAGAAGGTCTGAGCGTGCTTTTGATTTAGAAACCAAATATGGGGAGGGTTCAATTACCAAGAATCCTAAGAAACTCCGCAAGCAAAAGGCAATGGGTGAGTTTGGTGAGGCATACGAGATTGATGAAGCAACCAGAATGCGTAAGGAACTAGGTAAGGAAGGTGAGATTGAAACCCGCAAGGAACTTGCAGCACGTTCTAAGGCATACAAGCGTTCTGGAAGTGTAGATAAGACCATTGCAGCAGCAGAGAGAGGTGCCGACCGTCCTTATATTAAATACAAACGTGATGAGTCTGACGCAGACAGAAAGAAGAGAGAAGAAAGACAAAGTAGAACTCTAAGAGGACTTGCAGCATCCAGAAGAGGTTCTGTTAGAGATAATCCAAGAGCAGGAATGCGTGGTTATGCTGCTAAGGTAGAGGGTAGTGATAAGGACCTACAATCAGCAAGACAAAAAGCAATGTCTGCTGGAACTCTAACTCCAAAAGAGAAAAAGCAGTTGGGTGAAGTTTATGAGATTGTAGCATCATACCTCCTTGAGAACAACTTTGCTGCAACTCTTAATGATGCCAATGTCATTATTGAAAATATGAGTGAAACTTGGTTAGAGGAAATTCTAACCGAAAGAAGAAAATAATTATTACAATTCACACAATTTTACACCCCCTTGACGGGGGTGTTTTTTTATGTCTAAAATGACTCTGTGGAGTTTCAAGAAAATTCTAGGTTCTAAATAGCTCAAAGTACAATAATACAATATGAGTTATGAAAACCCTTGGAGATTCAATGGGGAAATTTTTGAGTCTGATAATATTCAAGATAATTTTGGTTTTGTATATCTTATATCTTGCATTCCGACTGGTCGCAAGTATATTGGTAGAAAGTATTTCTGGAGTTTCCGCACACCAAGAGGAAAATCTAGAAAGGTTAAGTCGGAGTCCGATTGGAAAAAGTATTACGGCTCCTGTCCTGAACTTAAAGACGATGTTAACCTTTGGGGAAAAGCATCCTTCAACAGAACTATACTTAGCCTCCATAAAACAAAAGGAAAATGTAATTACGAAGAAACCAGACAACTCTTTGTAAATAATGTCTTGACAGAAGCACTTGACGATGGGATTCCTGCGTATTATAATTCTAATGTCCTGGGAAGATATTATCGGAAGGATTACTTTAATGAATGACCTAAAAGTAAAAAAAGTCTGCAATACTTTGATTGAAAATCATATCAATCGAATGCACGAATTGTGTGATGAGGGTCGAATCAAAGATGCTGAAAGTGTTTATGGTGAGATTCGAGATTGGGTGATTCAGAAAGAAAATCTGGAAGTTTTGTCTTTGGAGTACATTAGTGGTTATTTTCTAGATTTGTAACAAAACTAAATAATCACTTATAATGTAAAATCCAAACTTGGATCCCTATTATGAGTAGGGTTTTTTATTATGAGATTTTGAATGAAAATTTAGAGCCGTGGGTACTGCCTCTGAGACGAGGAACTTCTCCCTTACCTATACGGATGTAGAGTTCAATTAATTTTAATGCAATCTATCTTTACAGTAGCCTTGCCCCTTCTGGCAACGGTTACAACCAGCACGGCATCACTGCCATTCGTCAACTACAAGATGCAAGGTCCTCCACCTCCAGTGGAACCAACAACTAAACAATTTTCCGTTATTAAAGAATTTGACCTTGTAGATGAAAAGAAGACAGCAATCCGAGAGGTTGCTCCCGAAAAGCCAAAAGAGAAAAGACTAATTTGTAAAGGGTGTAATGAATATGAGAATGCTGCCCTGGCATTTTTCCAGGAACGTGGTATTAAAGACAGAAACGCCCTTGCTACCATTATGGGCAATATTCGTCAGGAATCAACTTTTATTCCTAATATTTGCGAAGGTGGTAGTAGGACCAGTTGGGGTAACTGCGGACGCGGTTACGGACTGATCCAATGGACATCTGCCGATCGTTATTATGGATTGGGTGATTTTGCTAAGAGGTATGGTGGTTCACCATCATCACTTCACACGCAACTTCGTTATCTAACGACTGAAGTTCAATGGCAACGAATTCAAGATAGGATGAAAACTCCTGGTAAATCTATTGATCGTTACATGGACTATGCGTATAGTTGGATTGGTTGGGGGCATCATGGTGCTCGCACATCTTATGCCTATGATTATGCTTCCAGACTGATCACGGTAGAAGTTTAATACAATAGAATAGTGGGGAGAACATATATCACCTTCTCCCCCTTGACATATTAAATTATATGATTTATTTTTAAAAAATGCGGGCATGGTGTAGTGGTAACATACCAGCCTTCCAAGCTGTTGTCACGGGTTCGAATTCCGTTGCCCGCTTTATGAGTATAATAAATACCTCATTGTAGTGGTAATTAACATAAAATGACTAGAATAAGATGCAAAAACTGTAATGTGGAATTAAATTCTCACCCAATAAAAACAAAGTGCTGTGGATGTGATAATTTAACAACTGTAACTGGAGAAAAAATTAGTGCTTTGGATTTGACTTTGGTTGAATTAATTGATTCTGATTATAAGAAAGATGTTAAATCTGTTTTTTCAAGAGAAGATTTGGCATATCAAGAAGCAAGAAGAAATAGAAAAATTAAAAGATTAGATTTTGAGATTCGTTAATAATTTAATATTTTCTTAATCAGTGTGTCGTAATAAACACAATAAGTAGGCGTTTAAATTGGTCTAATTATAATATATTAGTATACTCTGTAAGAGTTTTATGGACCAACACACCTATGATAATTGGGTGAAGATCAAAGAGACCTTCGAACAATCTGGTAATACCAATAATATGTTTTATAAAAGGGCAATTGAAATTGTTAAAACCAGAAGAGACCCTCTTGCAAAATTTCTTGGAGATGAAAAATAATGCAACAACAATGTGAATTTGTTAGTCGTTCTGAAGTACAGGAGATGATTGATGATGCAATACGAAGACATAATCGTAATGCTGCGATTATCTCAATGTGTGTTGGTTGGGTTGTTCTTGCTCTTTTTGCTGAAGGTCTTCTTCGACTTATTGGAGTAATTCCCCCAATATTCTCATGGCTCAAAATCACTTTGAACTAATCTTTTTAGTTCCTTGGTTGGTCCTAGTGGGAATATCTTTAACAATGATTGTACAGGGTTGGATGATTATGAATGCTCATTATGGATATTCAAAAAGTCCAAAAGTAAAACATCCAGAACTTAATGACGTTAAAGCAGGAGATTCTTTACTAGTGGTTAGATTTACAGACGAAGACATAGCAAAATTGCAACAAAGAGTTACTGAGAAAAAAATGCAGGAACTTTTTGAGGAACCATCTACATATGAAGACGATGACTACGACAGATTGGATGATATTTATTGAATTTGTTTCACATATGCTGTACATGCTTATAGCATTTATGTGCGGAATAATTATTGGATATATCGTAGGATTCAGAAACGGGGGAGGGGAATGATTAGGCTAACTTTTTCTACTATTTGTTTATTTGGATCTATACTGCTTTTTATTAACTGGGGACTAAACAACGCATATCCACAATAGGAGATAATGTATGAAGATTTTTTTAGATACGGCTGATATTTCATTTATCAAATCAGCATATGAAACTGGACTACTCGATGGTGTTACCACCAATCCATCACTCATTCTTAAGAGTGGAAGACAACTTTTGGAAGTTATTGAGGAAATATCTAACTTCCAAAATCTAGAAAGTATTTCAGCAGAAGTTGTTGCAGATACTGCAGAAGAAATGCTTTCACAGGCACAACAGTATTATACAATCTCATCGGCAGTTACAATCAAAGTTCCTTGTACTGTAGAAGGACTTAAGGCTTGTAAGTTTCTTTCTGATAAAGGAATTAAAACAAACGTTACCCTTGTATTCTCAGTAGCACAAGCAATTCTTGCATCAAAAGCAGGAGCAACATTCATCTCACCTTTCGTTGGTCGTTGGATGGACAACTCTATTGATGGAATCGAACTCATTAAGAATATTCGCAAAGCATTTAATCACTCTGGAACATCTACACAAATTCTTGCAGCATCTCTTCGTGATGTGAGGCAAGTAGAACAATCTGCTCTTGCTGGTGCAGATGTTGTCACAATTCCTCCAGTTGTGTTCTGGGCAATGTATAAAAACATTATGACTGATAAGGGTCTGGAACTTTTTCAGAAAGATTGGGATGAAGTCCTTAAATCTACACAAAAATGAAAAAGGAACATCAATGTTGGCATTTTGTAATGTCATCATTAGCAAGGATATATGGAGTTAATAAGATAAAAAGTGAAGAAAGATTTCATTCCTTTGCATTGGAGTGGTGCGATGAGCATAATTATACTTGTAATATTCACCTTGATGACTTAAATAAAGTTGATAGGTATTTTAAAGAACAATACGAGTCTTGGGAGCAATAAATGAAAGTAGGATTAATCGGACTTGGACGGATGGGAGAGGGAATGTCCCGTCGTATGATGAAAGCAGGAATAGAAGTATGGGGTTATCGTAGGAATTATGAAAAAGCAAACGAAGCATATGAAAAGGGATATGTGGATGGAATTGCAACTACTATTGAAAATCTTGTTAAAGTAGTTAAGCAAAACAAAAAAGGTGGAACTCAACCAGGCATTTTTCAAATGGTTGTGCCTGCAGAAATAGTAGAGGAGACGATTAATGAGTTACTACGATATTGTGGTGAAGGAGATATTATTATTGATCATGGCAATAGCAATTTTAAAGACAGTCGGAAGAGAGCAGAACGTCTGGCAAAGATGGGTATCCAATATATTGATTGTGGCACTAGCGGTGGTGTTTACGGTTTGGATCGTGGATACTGTCTTATGGTTGGTGGCGGAAATACTGCGGTCTCCACTTGTAAAAGCATTTTTGATGCCCTCTCTCCAGGAATCGGAGCTGCCCCGAGGACTCAGTTTGACTCACCTTTGACTTCTGCTGAATTTGGTTGGTTGCATTGTGGTGGTCCAGGTGCAGGACATTTTGTGAAGATGGTTCACAATGGAATTGAGTATGGTATAATGCAAGCATATGCCGAAGGATTCAATATTATTAAAAATGCAAACGCAGGTGCAAAATATGTCAAGGAAGGAGATGCTGAGGTTGCTCCAATGGCAGACCCAGAATCTTATTGCTATGACATTGACGTTGCTGAGGTTGCTGAGTTATGGCGTCGTGGTAGTGTTGTTGGGTCTTGGCTTCTTGACCTTACCGCTGACGTTCTGCGGAATGATGGTGAACTTAAACAATTCTCTGGAGGGGTTTCCGATAGTGGTGAGGGTCGTTGGACTGTTTCTGCCGCTGTGGACCTTGGTGTACCCGCTCCTGTCATTACTACTGCCCTTTTTGAAAGATTTAATAGTCGCAATTTGGGTACTTTCGCAGCCAAAGTGTTAAACGGAATGCGTTATATGTTTGGTGGGCATCATGTTAGGTAAAGCACTCTTATTTGTTGCAATTCCCTTTGCATTGACTACACTTTATTTTGGAACAAGGGGTGGTTATTATGATTCCAAAGACTATAAAGGAAATGGAACCGCACACTAATGAAACACGCATTAATTCTAAGTCTATGTTTTCTTCCTCTTGCAGTTATCTACATAGTAATGAAGGTATCATTATGGTTATCTACTAGCGTATCTGAAGTCAATTATGTCAGAGAGGATGCAAAACGAGAACACGGACCCTATTTGGAAGACCCATATGGAGACGTTGATGAGAAAGAAGAGGATTATTGAGACTAAAGAAATAATCGAAAAGGCAATCTTTGATTGGTATTTCGAGCAAGGTAAACCCGTTCCAGAATGGAGAGTGCAAAAAGATCCTCAGTGGTGGACTGATTATTTGAGGGAACTTTCTGGTGATTACGAAGGCAATGATGACTGGTAATTAAAATGATATTTCATATAGTAGAAAAACTAGCAGCAAATCCATTCTTTCTCTTTCTTTGTGGATGTGGATTGACAATAGTGCCATTTGCAGGTATTATGTATATACACTCAAACTCTAATAGTAGTAGTGGAAAATAGTCACGGATGGACTCTAACAGCACTGGTCGGAAGCAATCCCCCCTTATAACAAAATCTGATTCACTCAGATATGTTGGTAATATTCTCCTTTTATCTGGATACTTTTTCCTTTTGTGGGGGGATATGAAAATTGGATTATTTGTAAAATGTGTTGGCAATGTTTTTGTTATTCCGTTTGCAATAAAATATAGGTTTTGGGATATTCTCTTTTTGTGTGGTTTTTATGCTGCTATAGAAGTACCAAAGCTTATTCAACTTTTCCTAGTTAAGTAAAACTAGGTGGTGGAGCCGAGAAATCGAACAACTGATTGAGTTTCCAATTTCTCTAAAGAATTGGTGGTGCGGATGGGATAACTCCCGCCTGGTTATTATTCCAGTTAAAAATAAAATATAATGAACTAAGAGGGGTTTACAAGACCCCTCTTTTTTAGTATGATATATACTAAAGAATTATTATTTTCTTGATTAAAATATGAGTCAATATATTAAAACAGCACTTGTTCTTGGTGCTGGTGGCTTTATTGGAAGTCATATGGTAAAAAGACTACGTTCCGAGGGATATTGGGTGCGTGGTGTAGACCTTAAAAGACCAGAATTTTCTCCTACTGAAGCAAATGAATTTATCCAAGGAGACCTTAGAGATGTAGATTTTGTTGGTAGAGTATTAGAATATAAAGGAGATAGAGGGAATTTCTACCAGTCAGTTCCATATCGTTATATTCAAGCATTTGATGAGATTTATCAGTTTGCTGCTGATATGGGTGGTGCTGGATTTGTTTTTACTGGGGAAAATGATGCAGATATTATGCATAACTCGGTGTCAATTAACTTGAATGTTCTTGAGGAACAACGTAAATTAAATGAAAGAGTCGGTACGAATACTACTAAAATTTTCTATTCTGGTTCTGCTTGCATGTATCCTGAGCATAACCAACTTGATCCCGATAATCCTGATTGTAGGGAGTCTTCTGCTTATCCTGCCAATCCAGACTCTGAATACGGTTGGGAAAAACTTTTTAGTGAGCGTCTATATTTTGCTTACAATAGGAATTACGGCATTCCTGTACGTGTTGCTAGATATCATAACATCTTTGGACCAGAGGGGACCTGGGAAGGTGGACGAGAAAAGGCTCCTGCTGCGATTTGTAGAAAAGTGGCATATCTTCCGACTGAAGGGGGCACTATTGAAGTATGGGGAGACGGTAAGCAAACAAGATCTTTCCTCTATATTGACGAGTGTATTGAAGCAACAAGGAGAATGATGGACTCTGAATTTATGGGACCAGTAAATATTGGTTCTGAGGAAATGGTGACCATTAATCAACTCGTAGAAACTGCAGAAAAAATTTCTGGAAAGTCTGTAAATAAGAACCATATTCCTGGCCCTCTTGGAGTTCGTGGTCGTAATTCTAATAATGATTTGATTCGTGAGAAACTCGGTTGGGATTATTCTCAAACATTGGAAGAAGGTATTCTCAAAACATACGAATGGATTAGTGAGCAAATTGCAAAGAAACAGTCATGAGTTGGAGAAATTCTTTATTAGATATTGCAGTTAACGAACATAATAGTTTCGAAAAAGAAGAATTGGTAAATTATGATGTTTATCAATTTGGTGTTTTCAATGGTGGGTCAATGAAAGAAATTGCTTCCATTTTAAATAAGCACAAAATAGAAGTGAATACTTTTCACGGGTTTGATGTTTTTACGGGAATGCCAAAAGAAACAGCAGAACCTATTTTCCAAGATTCTTGGAATCCAGATATTTTTCCAGATGAATTCAATGTTCTTAAATATATGAGTCTGGATACCCCAGATGATTGTGCAAAGTATATTGAGCAAGAAGTTCAGAATATCTTTACAGGTAAAAATAATCAAAGTAAAGTATCTGTTGTTGCTGGACTTGTTGAGGAAACTCTTCCAAAACAAAAAGATTTAAACCCAGCATTTTATGTCGATTTTGATTTAGATATCTATTCCCCAACAAAATATGCATTTGATTATTTGATGGAGAATAACCTCATTGTTCCTGGTACTTTAATTGGATATGATGATTGGGGTGGAACTCCAGGATTTGAGGAATTTAAAGACGGAGAATCACGAGCACATAAAGAGATTCTAGATAAGTGGGGAATCTCTATGACTAAATTATATCAAAATGGATATGCGTATCCACACGTACAAACTCTTTGGATAGTAGATAGCTTAGAATGAAAATTTCAGTATTAGGTTCAAGTGGTCAGGTTGGAGCATATCTGACCGAATATCTTCGTGGAAAAGGTCATACCGTCAATGAATTTGATGTTGTGAATGGATCAGAACAAGATATGACAGTTATTCCAAATCAAAACCTGGAAGATAATATTAAAGATTCTGATTTTGTATTCTTCCTTGCATTTGATGTGGGTGGTTCTCGTTATCTTAAAAAGTATCAGCACACATTCCAGTTCATTGATAACAATGCACGTCTGATGGCAAATGCTTTTGGACTTCTTAAGAAGTATAATAAGAGGTTTGTTTTTGCCTCATCTCAGATGAGTAATATGAGTTATTCTCCATACGGAGTTCTGAAGAATGTTGGTGAACTTTATACCAAGTCTCTCAATGGACTTATTGTTAAGTTCTGGAATGTATATGGTATTGAAAAAGATCACGATAAAGCACACGTTATTACTGACTTCATCCGTAAAGGATTTGAGACTGGTGTAATCGATATGCTTACTGATGGTCAAGAGCAACGTGAGTTTCTTTATGCTGAAGATTGCTGCGAAGCACTAGAGGCAATTATGGAAAACTATAATGACTTTACTTCGGAAGATAATCTTCACATCACAAGTTTCCATTCCACAAAGATTCTTGATATTGCAAATATTATTTCTGGTCAATTTAATTTGATTGATAAGTCAGTGAAGATTCAACCATCAGAAGAAAAAGATTCTGTTCAAATGGATAA